TCGACACATCGTGGTGTCAAGGTGAGACGTGGATTGAAATTGAAAACCTAAATAAAAAATTTTTAGAGTTAAAAGATCAGTATGAAAAGCGACTTAATCTTCATAGTGTGGCATCTCAAATGGTGTCATTAGAGGCATACGGTATGTCTCTCTTAAATAGGTTCAAAACTGGTGGACCTGCTTATGTTCAATATCGAGATGCGATGATTCGCATTGTCGCTCTTAGAGAGGAGCTTGGTAAGCTTGGAGTTTATGGAAACTCCACACGCCAGGAACCTCTCTTCATTCTTGTAGGGGGACAAGCGGGTGTCGGAAAGTCTTCGGCATCCAAAGTGATTCAAGGTGTCCTCATTAAAGAAAGTTGCGGCTCAGAAGCCGTTAGAGAGTTCAATAGGGGGAATTCCGGTCCCTATGTATATGTTCCGGAACAAGAGAGTAAATTTTTAGATGGCTATAATAACCAGGCCATTTGCTTGTTGGACGACTTTGCGTCGTCTACAGAAGCCCTGCAAAACTGGGCTAGTAAATTGATTCCGCTTGTAAACTCTCAGGCAATGATGACGCCGCAAGCCTCTTTGGAGAGGAAAGGCGCAGTCTATTTTGATTCTAAGTTTATTTTAGGGACCACTAATGTAACAACATATGCTGGTATTTTACAAAATATGTATTCGAAAGAAGCGGTTACACGCCGTATGCATGTGACCATTAAATGTAGGGTTAAACCAGAATTTTCAAAGCCCTCTATCACGGGAGCGGAGCCTACTCTTGATGAGCAGGCAACGGAGCTGTATTATTTGGAAAATCCAAGAGCTCCTCCGTGCTTTTGGTTAGATTGGTGGTGGTTTAATCCTTTGACAGGAGAAGAGACACCTTTGTGTAAGTGTGGACGAGTGTGTACACAGGTAGAGCAGTGCGAAAGGGCCTCGACACATGACGTGTTGAAGATGATTATTCAGATATACCGTTATCGTGTTGGATACCAAGAGCGCTCTGAGAAGCGCATGAGTGACTTTTTATCGCAGTTGGAAAGTGAGGATGATACCCTTGTGGCACTTGATAGTGCCTTTACCCAAGCTAGATGTAATAATCCGTTGTGTTATGCATGTGAACCAAATCTTGTCGCTAAAAGGGACATAATGGTGCACTACCTAACTTGGTCCCCATTTAGCGGTTTTAATCCAAACAATTCGCAACCAGTGGAGTCAATGATTATGTCGCATGCTGAGCACATTTCGTATTTGCGTAGTATTGTGTCCAATCGAGATGTTGCCAAGAACATTTTTGGTATTCGTAGTGCTTTTACACCCGTTTGTATTTCTGAATTTGCTCGTAAATTTAACTTCGTTGAGTTGCCAAGTCAAAACAAATTTCTTGATGAATATTTGATGCATATGAAACTTTGGAGTGCCTGTAATCAAGCCTCTAGGTTAGTACAAGTAAAAGATAG